TTTGTGTTGATGTACCATGCTTCATCTTTTTTATTAGTGTTGTCATATTCTACTTCATATAAACCAATGGCTTTCTTTTCTTCTACTGACCATAAAGAATAAATTTTAGTTGAATAACGAATATTATTAATAACTAATTTTCTAGGATTATTAAATGTTTGGGTAATGCTACCACTTTCTACTATTGCATACATATTTTAACTTTCACTCAAATTCATTGATCTACCAATTTCTTGCCAAACAGCACCATTATATCTAAATACATGAATATCTGTTTTGCCATTAGTAGCTGTTTCCGTTGGTTCTGTACTTGCTGGAAACTCAAAAACTGTGTTCCAGCCTATAGAATGTGATCCATCATAATTTATTTCTAATGATATAAATGCACCTTCAACTGGATTAGTTGGAGCAGAGAAAGTTGTATTTTCTGTTGTTAGATGAAATGCGTTTGGTTTAGCTTGAGTATCCCATGCTACAGCATTTGATGATGATGTAATTGCTTGTTGAGGAATATACGCCAAGTCATTAAATTTTATTTTACCTGTGCCATTAGTTGTTAAAGTAATATCGCCATTTGTATCGGTAGAAGAAATATCATTTCCGTTTACGGTAATATTATCTACGGATAAAGTTGTTAATGTACCAAGAGAAGTAATATTAGATTGTGATGCAGTTTGTAATGTTCCTGTTAAAGGTCCAGAAAAAGAGTCAGCAGTTACCGTACCATCAAAGTACGCATCTTTAAATTCAACACTATTACTACCAAGGTCAAGAATATTATTTGCACCAGGAGTTAAAGCACCATCCGTTAAGATTAATTGTTTTTCATTACCCGCATAAAAGTTAATTGTATCAGCAGTTTCAAAATCTATTTTAGTTTCATTATCCTCACCAATTTTTATATCAGTAGCGAGTAGGGAAGTAATACCTGTTTGTGCCGCATCAACAGTAAAAGTTAAATCATACGGATCACCATCAGAACCATGAGAAGTATCAGTCCAGTTTGTTGTAATACCAGAGCCAATAAACTTAACTTCTTTTCCATCTTCAATTGAAACTTCTGTACCATCATCATCCTCTAGTACAAAGTTTGTCATAGAACCAGAACCCGCTGGTCCTGTAGGCCCCGTAGAACCTGTTGGCCCCGCTGGTCCAGTTGGCCCAGTTGGCCCCGCTGGTCCTGTAGAACCTTGTGATCCAGTAGATCCAGTATCACCTGTAGGCCCCGATGGTCCTGTAGGTCCACTTGGTCCTGTTGGTCCAGTTGGCCCTGTTGAACCAGTAGCCCCCGTAGCACCAGTAGGTAATCCAAAGGCAAATGCACCTGTTGTAGTATTGTATGTAGCAGTAGCAGAGCCACCAGCAGATACAGTAGATACAGAAACACTTGTTCCAGGTTTAGCTATAGACTCTAAGGCAGTACCATTGCTGTCATACGCAACAATCTTATTTGCATTATTAGAAGCTGTGTTATCGTAAGGCCAAATTAATTCACCAGATGTACCTGTGCCAGATGTTGTTCTTTTTGTGTACGGTGATAATTGAATAGACCTAGAAATATTCTCAGACATTTGTTGATCAAATATAACCTGGTCATCTAATTCTGTTTCTAAAGAACTAGCAGTCATTGATCCACCAGTAGAATACGCAGTAGTACGCTGTATTGTATCAGCCGATAAAATAGTAACTATATCATTTTCAGAAGGAAATTGCCCAGAAGCAAAAGTAATAGAACCCGATCCAGAGGACAAGGAAACAGTATAATGTGTTGTTAATGTTTTTAATGTTGAATTAACATAGACAGCTAAATCTGATCCCGAATTAACTCTAAATGTAAAAGCATACGGACCTTGTTGGTTGCTTGAGCCAACGGTGAATTGTGCTTTACGGTGTACGTCAGTTATTGTAAAATCTGCCATCTAATTTGTAAACCTATGTTTTGCCATTTGTAAAGCATAAACCAAATATTTTGAATAGAAACATATCATAACCTAAAACATACCTTTAGGGGCTGATTGACCGTTTTCATCCATAAAGATTTTACGATCTTCTATACGGGAAGCTAAATCTGGGTGTAGTCCTGTTTGCCCAGGTGTTCCTAACATCTGTTCTTTAGCTAATTTAAAATAATCTTCTTTAATTGCGTTCATATGTCTTTCTTGTTCTCCTAAACTTAAATTTAAAAACGGGCTATAGTTCATTAAATCATCTTGCATTTTTTCTTGCATATTCATTTCTTTTCTAACATTATTTTTATCAATAAAAGTTTTTGTTAAAGTATTCGCTAATGAAATGTAATCATTGTACTGAATAGCAGTCATTGGAATACCATCCATTGTTTTAGGGGGCATAGTAAAACCAATACCGTTCTCACGAAGATAAGTATCTAAGAAATTAAATTTACTATTTTGTAATTTAAACGGTGTCCAATAAGACCAATGAAATTCACCTACACCTGGAGTTACTACTTCACCCCAAAAGTTTAATGCGGGAGGAACGTCTTTGTTAAAATAAGGTGTTCTTGATTTCCATCGTTGAACAGCTTCAGACCAGCCAATAAACCATGCACTACCTTCTGTATTTGTTGGCATGACATTAGATGACTCTGGGTCCATAAATCTTTCATAGTTAGCAATCAATGCACCAAATGGTCCTGGTGTAGCTACAGATAAACCAGCAGTTGTTACTTGTTTAGCTAGTAACTGTTTTAATCTTTCAAATCGTGTTGTTGGGCTTTCATATTGTCCACCAATTAATTCTGAAAACTCTGCAACAGATTGCAAGAAAGGCATATCCGATAAATAACTAAATATTGCACCACCACCAGATATCATCATGTTTTCTAAATCACTTTGATTATTACCTGTGGAATGATTAGACATCCACGCCATATCAGCAGACACCGCTAATAAAGCTGATAAAGGTTCAAACCTTGCATATGATATCCATTGCATCTCACCATTTTCCATTCGTATACCAATACTATAAGGAGGAATGTTTTCTGATTTCCAAGAATTTTTAACTGCTTGGTCATATGGTAAACCACCTGTAATAACAACATCATCATCCATTGTACCAGAAGCCATAGCTGTAAATGTTGCAACTAAACCTGTACCAAAAACCATTTTACCCATTGCTTTATCACCTCTAGCACCACCAGCTAATATATCAGCACGGACACTTGGTTGTAATAATCCTGTCGGTAAACGTTTATTAACTTCCAACATAATGTTGGTTGGTGTTTTATAAAAAGGTATCCATATCTTAGCCACAGGATGTGACATTGTTCCTTGTATCTTTCCTAAAAATCCATCTAGGTCTTGTTGGAATGTAGCAACTTGTGCAGACTTTGTTGCTTGTTGTGTTACTTCATTAGAAGGATTAATTAATATTTGTCTGTAGGCATCTTCTGCTAATTCTTTGCTACCTGTTTTTTCAAATGTTTGCATAGCATGAGCATACGCAATTCTATGCATTTCACCACGGTAAGCTATTGTTTTAAAAAACTCATCTTCTGCTACAAGAAATCTTCCAGGGCCACGGTAAATCATTCCAATAACATCTATCATTTTCCCTATAGAAGAATTTTCATCTAATCCAAAATTTTCTTTAGTAATAGCTTTTTGAACACGCTGATCCATTTTAGACGTAAAGTCTGTTGGCATTTCTGTTTTAAAAGCAGTATACATATTTTGTAAGGCTTCAAACATGGCAGTTTTATATCCATAATTTATAGCCATCATTTCACCTATGTAAGCACGATCACCTTCACCTTTACCCATAAATCTAAAATCACCAAAACCAATTCCTTTTTCTGGTATAACACCCATTTTAATTAACTTAGTACGAACAGCACCAATAGTACCTTCCACACCAGCTTCGGGTATTTTGTACATCATAAAAGAAGTGTTACCAAAAATATTAACCATGTGTGTAACAGGGGAGGATAGTAAAGAATTAATCCATACTTCTGAAAATATATCACCACCTTTATTCATCCAATTTTGATCTTTTAAAAACATTGTTTGTTTATGCTTATCTGTAAACAACATAAAATTATTGGCGTGTTTAACAATGTTCTCAAGACTTAAATCCATGTCTTGACTCATTTCATCTAAGCCTTTAACATTTTCTGGTGAGTCTAATCCCTTTGTATTAGTATGTTTTTTAATATTACCTAATACCATTAGTGATCTTGCTACTTCAGCATTATTACCACCAACATGAGCCAATATAACTTTAAAAAATCCAGCTTGTTTTGCATACTCAATAGCTGTTTCTTCTACTGTCTTACCTGGTAAAGCACCACCAGAACGAACTAAATCAGCTAAATTTCTTGTTTGATGTAATTGTTGTATCATTACAAGATTTGCTCTTAATACTTCTGGTGCATTTTTAAGCATTTCTCTTGGTTTTAAATTTATAATTTTAGATAGTATTTCATCATTACCAATTGCTGATGCTTCTTTAATTAATTGATCCATGTCTACTTTACCAGCTTTGGCTTGTTCAACAAAAGGAGCAAAGGCTTTAGTTACAGCTTCCGCATACATTTTAACATCATCTGGTCCAGCAATTTGATCGAGGTTAATTAAAACTTGATTATATTTACCAGTAATCTTTCCTTCTAAGACACCAGACTTTTGAAATGTTTCTTCTAATAAAGTAATCATTTCTGGTTCAGCGTCTTTGATATAAATTTTACCATCAACAACAGTAACTAGATCATCACTTAATACAGGTTCACCTCTTGGTTTAAGATCACCTGGATCAACTTTAGGAATTTTAAATGGACCAGCTACATCAACAGCTTGATCATCTAAAAATATATTTTCTTGTTCGGGTATAACATTTTCTGGAACAGCATTTTCTACTTGGTCTATAGGAATATTATCTGTTGGAACTAATTCTGGATTGTTATTAATTGACTCAACAATTTGATCTGGCTCTGGTGTATTAATAGACTCTGCAATCTTTTCTACACTATCTGGTTGTACATCTAATATATCTTCTCTCATTATGCCATCCTCGTTGATTGTTGATTAACTTTTTTCTTTTTAACTTTTGCAATAGGTACACCTTTTTCGTAAATATCCATTTTCATCTCTGGTGTAATTTCTAGGAATGGTGCATTTATTAAATCAATATTTTCAGTATCCCACAATTGATCTGGATTAAGACCATAATCATCTTCTAAAAATTCATTTATATATCCTTTAATTTCATCTTGATTTGCATTTTTAATTAAGCTGTCTGGATCAAGTTCATTAAGTTCATCTCTTAAATACAACATAAATTCTTTGTTTAAATAATCATCATTAATAACTAAATCATGCATTTCATTTAGATTTTTTGCATCTTTTAATTTTGTATTTCTATAATTGTATTTTCCACCTTCAAAAACTGGAACATCTGTAAGTTTAGCATTTGTTAATTTAGTTTTATATTTTTTAACAAACTTGTTTATAAAAGAAGGAAGCATCTTATCATAAAAACCAATCATGCCTTCACCACCAACTTTTAAGTCTAGTCCAGTTAATCTTTTACCAATTATATTTTCTGCCCCTATCTGTGTTGCTTTTTCGACAGGTGCATTTATTAATCTTTCAGCAATTTCTTTTCCAACATAATCAGCTAAATTATCTTTTGTTACATCTTGTTGAAATAAAACTGTCTCACCATTTTTATATCCATGAATTGATCCAGTTTTTTCATTATAAAATAATTGATCAATATGTTTACTTAGATCATATCGTTCTATTTGAACACTACTAGGAGTAAAAGAGATAGCTTCAAAGTCATTATCAATTGCATATTTTATTATGCGTTTCATTGCCAACTCATGCCAGTTTTTTTTGAATGGTGCGTTAGGTACTTTTTTTACAGTATTTCTATTTTCTATATCTAATGATTTTGCTACTTCTTGAAATTCATCATATAATTTCATATATTCTGTATTTGTCGGACTTTTATTAACATCATCAAATTTATCCATTTTTTCAATAAGTTCTTGATGTTTTTTTTGTAAATCTGTTTGACCTCCTACATAACCTTCTTTCCTACCAGCCTGGTGTAAGTCTGATTGTAGTTCTTCTATAAATAAAGTTTTCTTACCATTAATAGTTCTAGTGTTAAATCGTACATGAGCCAATAAGTTTTCACCACTAGGAATTGAACCAGTTTTGCTAAAGTGACTATCACCTCTATAAACTTGAGCAGTACCATTAGATGAGATTAATAATTCTGTGTAATCCTTACCACCAGGTAAAGTATGTTTACCAAAAAATGTTTTTGATGTTGGATTAAATGTATTTATGTTATATTCTACTCTTAAAAATTCTCTTATTAATGAGTCAGTTTCTACTTCAGATAACTCATCATTATTTCTTCTTGTAATAAAATCTTGTTCAAAAGTATCATCTACCCAATCATTAAATCTGGTAAATAAACCTTCATCATTATCAAGAATTATTTTTGCATCATCTATATCTTCTAAACCTTTTAATGGTTCTGGAATATCCATTTGATCATCTGGGTAAGCTAATCTATTATTTTCATCTGTTTTTTCACCAAGTATTTTTGTATTAACTTTATTAGTTAAGGCTTTCTTTTCTACAAACTCATCTATCTGTGTTTTTGTTACTATAGGATTTTCTGCTAAGAATGTTTCTAATCCCATGTCATCTATTTCTGATTGTTTAACACCAGGTTGATTTTTAATTGTATTTAATAATTGTTCTGAGTTTATTCCTTTTTCTGGAATATCTATTTTTTGAATAGCATTAACTACATTAGAATAAAATGCTTGTTCTGATTTGTTTAATTTGTCTAAAGGTACTTTATTAATATTATCGGGAACAACAACACTAGCACCACCAGATTTAAAATTTTGTACTACATATTCTTCCCCTAAACTTTCAACAAGACTGTTAGCTAAATCTTCTCTGTCAAAGGAAGCTATAACATCACCTTCTTTATTGGTAACTTTAAAGACTCCGTCTAATCCATCATCTTTAGTAACTGTTAATCCAATGCTTTCAGCAAATTCTTGTCTACCTTTTTTATCATGTTTTAATGCTTTGGACATACGAAAGAAACCCATTAGTCCTTCCATTGCAAAACTAACTGGAATACCTATAGTAATTGCATTAGCAATAGCATTTTTTGCTTTTCTTTCAAAAACTTCATCATCATCATTTGCTTTTAAACTTTCAACAAAAACTACTCTAAGAGCATTGCTTGTTTCTTCATTATATCCAAAAGAACCAATAAGATTAGCAAGGTTTACATCTTCTTCTCTTGTTGTCGAAGCAACAAATTCCATACCCAGTTCAGCTAATATTATTTTACCCCATGTTGCTAATTGTGGTATTTTACCAAGTTGTGTATACATTCCAACTCCAAGTGTTCCGTATTGAACAAGCGGTGCAGTCATAAAAGGTAATCCTTCTACATCTCTTCTATTATCTAAAGTATAATCAAGATTAGATATTGGATCGAATTGTTTTGTTTCTTTATTGTATTTAAAACTTTCGCCTTCTTGTCCAAATTTATCTCTACCTGTGTATTGTTGAATAAAGTTTTGCCAATTATCCATTCCACCACCTGTAATAAGGTTAAGTGTCTGCCAAGCCCCTTCAGTCATCATTGCCATACCAGCACCTATTTCTTGCCAGTAATCGGCTGGTGGTTGTTTTAATTTATCAAAGGTCCATGCCCCAGCATTAAGAATATCTTCTGACATCTGTGCTGTAGATTTAGATTTATTCATTTGGGCTTTACCCATCATTTCTAAAAAATTATAAGATTGGTTGCCTGGTTCTTTTATGCCAAAACCATTTTCATCATATCCATAAGTAACGGTTTCACCTTGAATAGTTTTTACAGTAAATTCATGCTCATACATTTTGTCTAAGTCATAATTATTGACATCAGACATAAAACTAAAAAGTTTATCTACTATATTAAATTGTTTTTCTGTTTTTTCTTCCATATTATAATTGTGCTAGTTGTGCCTTTAAAGTTTTTAAATTATTTATAGTAATTCTTACTTTTGCTTTTTGAATAGACCATCCAGTATAACCATTATCTTCTGTTATAAGAACACGGGTATTATCTTTTCTCTGATCAAGATCATGTTGTAATACTGTTATCCATTGATCTATTTGTGCTGGTTGTATATCTTTTGTTATAGGCTGTAAGTTGTAAACAGTATCACCAATACTAAGATCAAATTCTTTATTAGCAAAAACAGGGAAGCTAGTAGTTATTGAGGTAACAGTATTATTTATTCCTGTTTTAGATAATGCATCTAATTCATTTGTAATTATATTATTAACAAATTCTGTAGCGTTAAATGGATTGTCCATTTCTTCAAGTGTTTGAGTTATATCTTCATATTTCATTTGTTCTTCTAGTAATGCAATATTAACTCTTTCATACAATTGCATTGCTATTTTATTTTCTTGTGACCAGGTATCAGAGTTAGCAATATCTTGTGGCATATTTTTAATTTTACCTTTTACAATTTTCATTGCTTTTGTTACATTTGCTGAGTTCTGTGCTTTAGCTTCTTTTATTAATGTATTAATTGTTTCAAGTTTTAATGTGCCAGAACCAAAGAAACCGTTATCATTGTTTTCTATTAATTGATAAATGTCATACACATTAACACTACCAGTTAATATTTGAGTTCTAACTTTATCTTCTAGGTTTGGTGTATTAAATCCAATAGAGTCACTTGATTGTAATACTTTTAACAAAGCGTCTACTTGATCAGCATAAACAGGATTAGTAGCTAGAAATTCTACAGCAGTTCTTGCACTTTCTAAATTACCGTTAGCCATAGCAATAGTAAATTCTAATGTTTTTTTGTTTAATAAATCTGCTTCTGCTTTATCTATTTGACTATTTAAAATACCCATTCTTGTTTGATGCTGATTAACTTGATTCATAGCATTGGTATAAATAGCTTCTTTATCTTCTAATGAGTTAAAAATACTTTCTGCTTGTATTAATTTTTCTTTAGCTGGACCATCTTCTAATTCATTTATTCCTTCCCATTGATACACATTATCTGGATCATTAAATGCATTTTGCATTAAATAAATAAAATCCATTCCATTTTCATCGGGATATAAATCACGCTGTATTTCTTGTAAGAAATTTTTCTTTCCTTCTATAACAGCAGTATTCCAAGTGTTTTGAAAAGTTTGTACTTGTGACTCACTAAAATTATTTGCAATCATATTATTAGTAATACTTAATTTTCTTGCTTCTAATTGCGTATCAATATCAAAACTAACACCTTCTATTTCTAATGCACCAGAACGAATAATTTCTGGAATATCATTTATTTCTGCATGACTATCTTGAACTATTAAAGATTGAGTTTGTACTAAACCGTCATTTAATAATTTAGTTGCATAATTACGATGGTAAGTATTTGCTTTAATACCAAGTTGAGATTTTATTTTTAAACCAGCTTCGGGGCTTACACCTACAATAGATTGATAGTAACCATCAATAGCCCCGTTTAATTTATTTTCTAATTCTTCTAAAGATAATTTATTTACAACAGCGTTATCATATATTTCCCCTATATGACTATTCGCTTCTATAATAACATTTGTAGATAATACTTCTAGTAAAGTTGCTTTAATAGCCCTACCTTTTACTGTTGAGTCATTACCACCTTTTGCTTCTATTTGTTTTGCTATTTCTGTTGGGTTAGCATCATAATATTGTTGTAATGTAATAGGATTACCAACAGCATACTCTTGACCTTCCAATTGCATTTCAGCAGATACTTGATCATTAGCGTAATTAACAAGAGAACCAATCTTTTGATTAAGACTATTGAACATATTAGCTTGTTCTTTCAAACCAGCAAAACTTGTACCTGGTACTGAAAAACCTTGTATGCCTAATTTTCTATATGCGGGTATCTGTACCATTAATCAAACATCCCTTGTTGTTTCATAGTAGTTCCTTGCATAGCCATCGTAGCAAAAGCATTTATGTATCCAGTTTTCTTCGCTACTTTTCCAGCTTGTCTAAGTTGCGATGCTTCAAAGACAGTCATGCCTTTAATAAATTTTTCATTCAGTTGTGTTAGTTTTAATTCTTCCCCACCAGCCCTACGCATTGCTGTTGTTAATGTCGTTAAGTATCCTTCAAACCCAGCACCACCAGAACCAGCCCTTGCGACTGCTGTTGCTAAAGTTGCATTAAGATTAGCTAATGCTACATTGCCTTGTTCTTTTGCTTTTGTTCCTTCTACTTTACCTTCAAATTCTTTCATCATCGCTTGTGCATCGTAATACGCTTTCATGGCTTCACCTTGATAAATTTGACCATAGGCTTGTACTGCTGTTCCCGCTACTGCTACTACTGTCCAAAAACTCATTGTCCTGTACTCACTTTGTATTCCAAACCAAGCAACGTAAAAAATAATGGTGCTGATTGTGAAATGGTTATTTGCCCTTGGTTATCATAACCCATTAAAGGCATAATTCTTTTCTTCCCTGTAAAAATATTATTACTACCAAGAGTAACAGGAAATGTTTCTACAGATACATCACTACCGTTAAGGGTAATGTTTTCTGTTAAGTATAAAATTAATGTTGCTTCTAGTATTCTTTTTTTCATGCCAATAATTGTGCCACTTGGTAATTGTGTTTCAACAGGCATGGTTGTAATTGTTGGTGTGTAATCTAATCCTACTTCAATGTAAATAGCTGGAGTTTCATCAGACGTTATAGCACCAGAGGATACAGTTTCATCCGCTAGTGTTCTTCCGTTATTAATTACTTTAACTGACTTCGCTTCTAAATGTGTTAATCCCGATATTGATGTACTACCAGGTAAGTTTCCCGCCACCGTAGAATATTGAACAGCACTATCTAAAGTAAAATCATCATTCCATTTTTCTACATTGTAAACAGTTGAACCATTAATAGATCGTTTGATAACAAAGTATGTTGTATCTACATCAACACCTACATTAATAAAATCACCATCGGTTGTTTGAGAAGAGGGGGCTACTACTTGTTGTCCTTTAAGAATAGAATATGTTGTTAGGTTTCCATCTGTTCCATTGACAATCAATAGTAAATCCCCTTCGTCTGTCGATGTTGCTCTTCGTAAAGCCATATCGCTGGGTGCTTTAAGTAAATGTGATGATAGTAAAGAAATATTATTTGAGATGTATGATAACTCTACATCAGAAAAGTTAAATTCTCGTAATGACTTACCAGACCGTTGAATAAATAATGTACCACTCTCTGCTATAACAGGGCGTATACCATCTTTACTTCCTCTTCTTGTTGATGGCCTTACAACAACATTAGAAGGTGTAATAGGATTTAGGTCTGATTGCGGTAAATAAAATTCACCACCCTTTGTAAATAATTGTAAATCTCTTCCACTAACAATACCGTTAATGGCGTTCATTTGATCTGTGTCTATACTAAAAAATATTCCATCATCATCTAAACCCTCACCAGGATTAAAATCAAAAAAATCATTTACCCTAGAAGCCCACACACCTGTTGGTAATGTTTTACTACCACCAAAATATAATCTTCCTTCATGGAATACACAAGACCGTGGATACCCGTAAGTAGCAGACCAAGCATCAACGTAATCAGTTTCTAAAACCCAATCACCATTTGCTAAAGCATCCGTAGAAAAAAATGGTACTTCAACAATTGCTTTAACAGATGTTGCTGAAGCAAAATCAATTATTCTTGCTCTACCTATTCCGTCTTTTGCTTCGACATAATCATTAATATTACCACTTGCAAAAACACTAGCGGAAGCTGTTAGTGTAACATTACCATCAACAGCGGAAGGTGTTAGTGTTCCCGAAGGTTCAGAAGTTGATAAAGTAAAAGCATACTTAGGCGTAAAGTCAAAACTAATATCACTAATAGTCCAGGTGCTATGTGATCCACCTCTAACTATTTTTTTAGGAGCCATGTCCTCTTGCACAATAATTAATGTGTCAGCCGACTGTGTCCAATTCATTGTACCAATATTTGCTGAACCAATGCTTGTTGTTAAATAATCATTGCCACCACCATTAATACCTGTTTGTAGTACACCGCCTTTATAAACATACATTCTATTATTAACAAATAACAACATATACGATTGTGTTGTTGAAAATTCAAAAGGTACTAAACGACATCCACTTTGCGGATTAGAAGCAGAAGGTATGGTTCCTATATACTGAAGTCCTGGCCTTCTTGTAACACCACCTTGAGGTTGTACTAAAACATTTGTAGCGGAAGATAATCCGTTATAATATTGTTTAATATCGGTTCTACTTCTTAATAGGGGATCAATCTCACCTGTTGTAAAGTTAGACTGAAAGCTCGTAACTCTACTCATTATTTTCTAATTTCTACTAATGGAAAATCTACTATTGCTTGAGGAGGATTTCCTCTGCCATCTATATTCATTGCTTGTCTAAAATAACCACCACGATTATTTTCTGAAGGACCACCTAATGCAATATTACGCCAGTAGTTTCCCTTTTCTGTTTGATCAGTAATTGGTTCTGCTAAATGCCACGCCATCATGTATTTCATTAATTGAACAAAATATGTTGGCATTAAATCTTCTGGAACTCGGTAAACGTAATCTATGTAAATAGTTGTTTCATTCGTAAACAATTCATTACCGTATATTTCAAATGATTGTATGGGATGAGTAAAGGTATTTGATGTATTAAAAACAGCAATAGGGTTTCCCGCTATAGCATCTGCTGGAAGAGGGTAAGCATACTTCCATTCATTAATTGGTGTTGTTGTTGATTGTGCTAAAACAACTTTCTTTGTACCCCATGACCATTTATACATAGTCAATGTTGAGTCTCTAATGTCTGGATATAAAGCCTGGCATAATCCACTAGCTTCAGTTCCATCAGTAAAGGAGGTGATAACATTAGCCCCAAGCATCCTTAGAGCATCAGCACATATTCCCACATCTGTATCACCACTAGCCATAATATCCTTTTGTAAAAGGGGGCCGAAGCCCCCTCGTTAATTAAGTTTAGTCTGAGTCAGTAACAGCAATAGTTGTACCGTCACTCACATCTACAACGCCACTTGCGTTAGATAAGACAATAGAAATTACCATTGTTGGTGCATCGCTATCATATAAAAACATGATATCGCCCACTTTCAATAGATCACTTGCAGTATTGAAATATCCAGAAGTATTCATATCCGCTGTACTATCTGTAGTAGTATAGGTCCACATCGCTGGTGCAGTACCAGCTCGGCTATTACCACCAATCGGATTTAATCCGTCAATTGAAAAGGCCATATTAAGACTCCCTACAAGTTATTTCAACAATACCGTCAGCATCAATGCCAACAGCACCAGCAGAGAACATAGAATTCACTAAGAATGATGCCTTTTCTGGTATGTAGTTGATTTCAGTTTTTTGTGCCATATTTTCGGCTAAACCTACACTAGATTTATGCCATGCTAATACAGTTCTGTCAGAAGAACCATCAACAGTCAGACCGCCTTCATCTCTATCACCAATAGTAATAAATTTGAAACCAAGGAATGAATCAATGGACCCTGTTGCAAGAACACGCACAGTATTTGTGTCAATAGACTTTACATCAGCTTCATCTAATAGACCTTGCATACTCTTAGCGTGACATAGAATAAATCTATCTTCCGCTGGTACGTTTTTAGTATCCATTAGTTGCTTCGCTTTTAAAAGTTTATCAACGTTTAAATTAGTGTTAGCACCACCAATTGAATTAGCTACAGTTAAAGAAGTTCCCGCACCATCAATCGCATCAATGATCATTTGATCAAGTCTACGTCCAATAGCTTTTGAAACTACTTCTACTAATTCTCTTCTTTCGTCAAAGTTTACCTTTGATTGCATAAAAATATCACTATATTCACCAGCAGAGAAATCTGTCATAGATACAGATACTTGACTGTGAGCAACACCCAATGGAGTAATGTCCGCTTGAGGTACTCTTAATGTAGCACTACCTTTACCAATCTTAGGAAACTTATAAGTATTGCCCTCTACTCCCGATCTTAATCGAACAGTATCACGAAGCACACTTGATGCTTGGTAAGCCTGTTTAACTTCAGAATCAAAAAGAGTAACATAAGCAGTAGATAATGTTAAAGACATAATATCTTTTCCTTTTAATTAATAAGTTTGATTTCAGTTGTTCGATTAACTCGGCTGAATATATAAATGTTCGGCCATAAAAAATATGGTTGTCGATCTTAGAAATCTATTTCATATTATAAAAAATTTGTGAAGGTAAACAATTATGCAACAGGTACTTTCACCGATCCACCGTAGGCTTTCTCAAATGCTTTTTCTACTCTACTTCTATACGCTGGGTCCGTTAAATATCGTGGATCAGCAATCATAGAATTAAGTTCATCACCAGAAGGTTGTCCTTCTATATCAACAGATTGAGTAGGAATAGTTTGTTCCCCGTAATATCGTCTAATTTTATTTAAGACTTTTATACCATCAGCAGTTCCCGCCATTGCTTGAAACTCATTCATGTCATCCGCACCCAATACACCTTTGCGTACTAAGCCTTTAGCAAAATCACGAATACCAGAAACTAATTGATCAGCATTAGGTCCTAATTTTTTTAACTCTTGTTCTCTTGCAAACTTTGTATCTTCTGTATTAGCTTCTGTAATAGATAACACGCTCTGGGCTAATTCATCATACGCACCTTGGGTAATACCGTGTTTTAAAGACCAATCATGGAATGTTTTTACAGTAGGATCATCCATTGAAAGATTTTTATCAGAAAATACTTCAGTATTATATTCTTTAGGAGCTTTGTGTTTACCTTGTTTAAATTGTGTTTCTAATTCCGTATACGACTTAGCCAACTTTTCTAACTCTGGTCCATCATCACCCCAAAATTTTTCTGGTATAAAATCTGGTCTTTCGTATTCTACATCATCTGGTTCTTGACCATCTTCTGCAATAGTAGCTGGTTCATTTGATTTATCTATGTGTGATAATTCTTCATTTTCTTTAGGTGCATTATCTTCTACTACCTCATTAGCTAATCCATCTAGTAATCCTGTTTCTTGTTGTGTTTCTTGTACTGCTTCTTCAGCCATTTTTAACCCTTTCTATTCTTGATTTTATTTCTCTGACTATTGAGTTCTGTCCTTCTCTTGCATAACCAAATGAAGGTTCAGCCCCAGGTATCCACGCTGGTTGATCAATAGTTTTACTTTGTAAATGCTTGAGTAATTTTTCACCATCTTTCGTAGTAAAAACTCGTAAGTATAAACGATCTAATTCATCTTGATCTTGGTGTTGATTTTTTGTTAGCTTGACAGCATTAGCATTAACACCTTGCCATCCAGGATCATTTATTGATTGTATATGTTCTGATTGTGTATTTCGTTTCATGTTTTTTTATTTTTGTTTGCAAAGTTACGGGCGGCCGCTACACTTGAAAAACCCCATTTCTTTAATGCTAAATTTTTTCTAGTTGGCGAACCATCTGGTTTTTTCATAGGTCCTTTCATACCAGCAAATCTTGCGGCAAAAGAAACTCTTCGTGGATTTGTACCAGATGAAACTGGTTTTTTTACACCGTAGTGTTTTCTTCCAGCATCATTTAATCCGCCTGTAGGGTTTTGGTATTTCTTTTTCGTCAAGCACCCACCTCATTTGCTACTGCCGATGCGGGTTCTTCCAAAGGAGGGGAACCAGGAGGACCACCTTGTCCACCTTGCATTTGCATAGCTTGAGCTTGGGCCATTTGCATTGCTTGTTGTTGTATCATTTCTCTTTCTTCGTTTGTTGTACGAAGAGTTGAGCTGACACCTAATTTGTCTGCGATGAAATCTGCAATCGCATCTGGCTTAATTGTTGCAATACCACCAGGTCCTAATGCTTGACACATTTGGAATAATTGCATGGCTTCATTTACTTCTTCCATGTTCTGTGCTTTGGCTAATGGGGATACAGGAATAACTTTTACTTCTAAACCATTAACTTTTAAAGGCATTTCAATTAAACCTTTTTCATCCATAATCATTAATGTTCTTTTAATAATCGGAACCATTGTTTCTGTAATTAATCTACCAAAAGACGCACCAAGATTTTGTGCTAGTTCTTTCATTCTTTCTACAACTTCGGTAGCTGATCTTGCACTCATGTTGTCGGGAGGAAGGCTTTCATCCATGAGCATCTTTTTAATACTTATAACTAAATCATTAATAACTAATTGCGTAACATTAAAATCACCAGCACGGGGAAGAGGGGCTAATGAAGCACCTTGTGGTCCACCGTTTCTTGCAACAGGAATAACTGCTCCAGGTACAATTTTAATTGTTTGCGGATTTAACACACCATCATCACTTGCTGTATAGACACCAGAGATAGCAATGGATGCGTTCTTTAATAATAATTCTTTTGTTTTATTTAATGTTTTAATATCGGGTAATGCAGATACAAGAGGACCTCTACCGTACACTTCACCAGCCACTTTAGTAAAACGACTAACAATCCACGGGCTGTTATCCATATCTCTGTACACTAATTCTGATTTTGATTTTTCATGGATGACATGATAGCAGTATGTACCCATTTCCATATCGTAAATAGTTGCTTCTAATAACTCTACATCTTCCCCTGGTTTATTTTTCATTAACTCTAAAACAGGATCGGGTATACTTGCGTCTGGCCATTGACGAAGAATAGCTTCACCTCTTACTTTCATTCTACGATAAACATTATCAATAGAACCGTAAGGACCTTCTTCTAAGGCAACAAGATACTGAGGAACGGGAGTAAAAACAATAGGATTAACGTCATCACCAGGTTGTACTAACATTACAGCAGTACCAACAGCTAGGTCTAAAATAAATTCACCCATTGCTAAATCAAAGTTTGATTGTCGTAAAACAGAAAATAATTTATCTAAGTACATATCCAATGCCATCTGTACTTCTTGTTTGTTTGCTTCTGGTATTTCGTTTCCTGGTTCTAGTCTGCACCATTTTTTATATGGTGGAAATAATCCCGATTGTATTTTATTTGCAAAGCGTTGCGTTGAGTCTATGGCTGTAGAGTCAAAGACTACATTCATTTTGTTTTGACCAGGAACACCGCCTTCATAAAAACCATCGTATAAATTACGTTGTGGTAAAGCATAACGATAGCAATCTTCATAAATAGATCGCCAATTATCTTTACGGGATAGGGCTTTTTGATGCCTACCAATAATGTCTTTAATAGATAATGGCATTAATTAAAATAAACCAACAATAATAATAACAACTATAACTGAACCAGCTACAACTGTAATTTGACTTTTTTTATTTAATGAGACAAACCAATCTTTAATATTTTTTAGCTTTTCCATATTTCCTTTTCATATCACCTTTAGGTGTATTTTTAATTTTACCGCCAGTAGAAGAAGCAAACGCTTTTGCACTAGCCATACCTTTCTTTGAATAACTAAAATTTTTAGTCTTTCCGTCTTTAGTCACCACTTTCGGCATCTTCGTTCTCCTTTATTTTTTCAGCAATCTTCTCTTGATTAGAAGGCTCATCCTTAAATCGTGGATTGCGTATGTAAATTTCTTCAGCCAAGTTTTGATCCTGTGTCACCTAATAATATTTTTCTTCTATTTCTAACCGAAGCTACTTCCGTCATTTGATCGCTTGTATCTAAATTTTTTTTTCTAGTAGAGCGAACCATTTTTGTTCTTGATACTGTTGTTTTATCTGGTGCAGTCTTTTTAACTTTAACAGCTTTCTTTTCAACTTCTGGCCTTCTTTCCGTAGCACGGGATGTTGGCTTAATAGTTTCAACTATTGGCTTTGTTACTTTTCGTATAACCTTTGTAATTGGTTTTACTATTGGACTACCACCCATTAGACCCTCCTTATTGTTTCATACGGATCTCTTACCGATACGGTGTCCGTAAGTGTTGGGCCTACGCCTGTAGGGTCGTTATCTGGGTTTAGTAACATTCGTCTATTTGAACGAAGTGATCTTGTACGGGAAGCAACTTTTTTTAATTCCGTTTTTCTTTTGGCATCCGCCATTGCATCTCTTTCTGCCTGGGCATCCGTCACCGATTGTGGCATCTCTGGTGCTTTTGGCATCTTCATTAAACTTCCCATTAATATATCCTTGCGTACATTTCCCAGTCTGATTGATCAGTACCAAACTTTCGCAATACGCCTTCGCTGGTAAAATACATTGCTTTGATCCATTTGTGAGCCACAACATTTGACGAACAAACTGTGCATTGCAAACGGTGTAATTTTAATTGACTAGCAACTAAATCAAAAAATTTTAATGAGCCTTTATGAAATTTCATTTTATGTTTTGTTAAATCTTTATCGGGTATCATCCAAAATTCTACAACATGGTTCCAGTAGGGAAGTATGCCCCAACAATTTATTGGCTGTTCCTTATCAAAAAAAGTATAAGCAGTTCCCACATCATTGGCTTGATCAATATACGAAAAGTAATCTTCGTGATGACTCATCACACTTAAATCAACATCCTTAAGTTCCATTAATTTTAAATGATCCGCTTTAAATGGTTCTATGCGTAACTCATGTCCATCTAAACCGAACAAAGTATTCATGTCATCGTAATCGTAAATATCAAGCATTAGGCAAATACATCAAAGTCTGAGTTAGCTGTGGCCATACCCTTCAGCATATTCTTATTGCGTGTTAAGGCACGGTGTTCACCACCACCAAGTAAGCAATACATAAATGCATCACCAATATGGGAATGTTCATTTTTATTCGGTGAATCTTTGTACCGTTCTTCCCCCGATATTTGGACACGCTTAAAGTGATAGCCACCACTTAATGCTTTGCGTAGTCTGTTACATTTTTTATTCACCAGTATACCTGGCTTTCCTAGTATCATTCTATTCATTGGGGATGCACCAGCTTCCCGTCTAATTTTAAAATCATTGGATACGGTAGGTCTAGCATTGTAGCCTAGGGTTTTTAAATGATCAAAGGCTGTCGTTTCGTATATAGCATCTCTCTGCATACCAGCGGGATCACCCCATATTAATATTTCATTCTTCGGAAAATGAATGTTTAATTCTGTTTGTAAAATATGACCAAAGCGTTCTAAACCCATATCAAAAGTAACGATCTCATGTAGTATACGCCATTGACCCTGTAATGTTTTCTGGGCAAAGATTGCCGCTGGAGTTAAACCAAAGTCAATTCCAATATGAACAGAGAGTGAAGGATCAGTTTCTAAATCAGCGGACATTAAATGATCATCGTACTCGGGAATAACAGGCTTTCCTTCTTGGACATAAGTGTACTTACCTTCAGCGTAACATTGTATCCAATCTAAATTTTTTCCTAGCAACAATTGTTCATAGTATCCATCGGGTAAATTTTTTGTATTCTCCGCCTTGGCGTTTTCTTTCCACCATCTACCAGCGGAAAAAACATATCCATTGGCTTCGGGGTTTTCTGGTAAGTCATCACCCGATACTTGATTGACTGCTGGTGTCTGCTTATAAAACTTCCAAGCAAACTTCCCTGTCATCTTT